CACTCATCCTTCTTGGATAAAGTGGAGATGAGCAACCTATGCCAAGAGATTACTCTACCAACCAAACCTATACAACATATCGATGACGAAACTGGAGAAATTGCTCTCTGCATCCTTAGTGCTATTAATATTGGAAAGATTAGGGATGTTCAAGATCTTGAACTTCTTTGTGATCTTAGTATTCGGAGTCTTGATGAACTTATTGATTTTCAAGGATACCCCGTCAGAGCAGCAGAAATCGCTACTAAAGCACGTAGATCCCTTGGAGTTGGTTTCATTGGCTTAGCACATTACCTTGCCAAGCAGGGGGTTAAGTATGAAGATCCTGAAGCATGGAAACTAGTTCATGATCTTACTGAAGTATTTCAGTTTAATCTAATCAAAGCATCAGTTAATCTTGCTAAAGAGAAAGGTGCTTGTGAGTATTCAAATAGGACTAAGTATTCTCAAGGTATTCTTCCTATCGATACTTACAAGGAAGATGTTGATGAGATTGTTCCTAATAATCTTAATTGTGATTGGGAATCCCTCAGAGAGGAAGTAAAGCAATATGGTATTCGTAATAGTACTTTATCTGCTCAGATGCCTTCAGAGTCATCTTCTGTTGTATGTAATGCCACTAATGGTATTGAACCACCTAGAGGATATCTCTCTGTTAAGAAATCAAAGAAAGGACCACTCAAACAGATAGTTCCACAGTATAATACTTTCAAGAACAATTATACTCTTCTTTGGGATATGCCAAACAATACTGGTTATATCAATATTGTTGCTGTAATGCAGAAGTTCTTTGATCAGGCAATCTCAGGAAACTGGAGTTATAACCCAGAACATTTTCCCGATAATGAAGTGCCAACAACTGTTATGGCAAATGATTTTCTAACTACATACAAATACGGTTGGAAGACATCATATTATCAAAACACTTATGATGTTAAGACTGATGAAATTGATTTATCAGTTCCTAACAAAGATGAAGTTGGTATTCAGGGTAGTACAAAATTGAATAGTTTAATTGAAGATTTAGAAAACGCTAACGAAGAGGAGTGTGAATCCTGTGCAATCTAGTGTAAAAGGAATGACTGTCTTCAATACTGAAGATGTTAATACGAAAAAACAACCTATGTTCTTTGGTGCTCCATTAGGAGTCCAAAGATATGATAATTTTAGATATCAATCTTTTGAGAATCTAACAAAGTCTCAATTGGGATATTTTTGGAGACCAGAAGAAGTATCGTTGCAGAAAGATCGTGGAGATTATCAAACATTACGTCCAGAACAAAAGCACATCTATACAAGCAATCTTAAATACCAGATCATGCTTGATAGTGTACAAGGCCGTGCTCCTGGTATGGCTTTCTTACCTTACTGTTCTCTACCTGAGTTAGAGGCATGTATGGAGTGTTGGTCTTTTATGGAGATGATTCATAGTAGATCATACACCTATGTAATTAAGAATGTATATGCTGATCCATCAGAAGTATTTGATACTATAATTAGTGATCCTCGTATTCTAGAACGTGCTGCTAGTGTAACTGGATCATATGATGACTTCATTAATGAAGCACAGCAGTGGGGTCAGAGTTCACTGTGGAAAGATATGGATAAGTCCTTGGACACATCCTTGCCTGTTTTAGAAATGAAAGAGGTAAAACGTAAACTTTATAGGGCAGTTGCTAATGTTAATATTCTGGAAGGTGTTCGCTTTTATGTTTCTTTCGCTTGCAGTTTTGCTTTTGGTGAACTTAAGCTTATGGAAGGTTCAGCTAAAATCATATCTCTAATTGCTAGAGATGAGAATCAGCATCTGGCAATAACACAAACCATATTAAACAACTGGAGAAAGGGTGATGATCCTGAGATGGTTGAGATAATGAAAGAGGAAGAGGAGTGGACGTATCAAATGTTTGATACTTGTGTGAATGAAGAGAAGAAGTGGGCAGAGTATTTGTTTAAAGATGGATCAATGATTGGTCTGAACGACAAACTTCTATATCAGTATGTTGAGTTTATTGCCAACAAGAGGTTGAGAGGTATTGGGTTAAAACCACAGTATGATATTCCTGCAAAGAACAATCCATTACCTTGGACTGAGCATTGGATTAGTTCTAAGGGACTACAAGTAGCACCACAAGAAACAGAAGTTGAATCTTATATTGTTGGTGGTATCAAACAAGATGTCAAGAAGGATACCTTTGCTGGATTTAAATTATAAATACTAAGATATAGTGTCTGGGAACAGATGAAATCTTTTCGTCAGTTTATAATAGAAAAACCAAGTGATCCAAGAGATCCAAGAACTAGAGTATCGGGTGAGAAGTTTCCTAATGAAAAGGAAGCATCAAAGTCTGTACTAAGAAATAAGGGGAAGAAGGGAACTCTTGCCAATCAGAGTGGTAGTAATAAGAGTAGTAGTCCTGATATCAGTGCAAGAGATCAGGCAATGAAAGATATTAAGAATACTGGTGGAACAGATCCTAGATGGGATAATGAGAATGAATTTAAAGGGAAGAAAGGTGGAAAAGTTAAACAATCTATATCAGGAAGTCCACAAGCAAAAGATTATAAACCAGATGCTGGTAGTCAGAAATTAGGTGACACTACTAAGGGTGGTGAAGTAAGAACAAATAAACCAAAAACTGTTCAAGGTAGAAAAGATTATTTGGAAAGAACCTTTGGTTCTGGTAATAGATCTGATAAGTATAAAACAAATAAACCACCTACTGGTAAGCAGGTTCAGCAGTTTGCTAAGGATATAACAGGAAAGGCTGCTGATGATAAGAGTGGTGTTGGTGGAAAACCAGGTGTAGGTCAAACTAAATCTGTTAAGGGACAAACACTCACTGGTGGTAAGTTTAAAGGTGCTACTCCTATTGATAAGAGATCAGCAACAAAACTTAGAAAGTTCGCAAAAGATAGTTCCGCTACAAATAATCCAATTAGTGGACCTGATAAGAGAACATTAAAAACATCTGCTAGAAGAACCGTTGAGAAATGGGAAACTGCAAAGAAAGCAGCAAGCAAATATGGTAGTCGGGTAAGAACAAAAGGAGCAGAACTTCTTAAGAGTCTTCAGAAAACTAATAAGGATCAAACAGCAAAATCAACTAGGATTCAGCAAAATATAGATACTGATCTAAAAGGCAGGATGAGTTCTGCTTCTAAAAATTTAAATACTAATAAAGCATCTTCTGCTTATAAGAACGAACTTCAGAGTAAAGGTGATAAAGTAATTGAAAAAATTAGAAATCAAAATAGAACAGGATCTCCTAAGTCAACTCCTATAAAGGATACTTCTAAAACTAAAGTAATAAAACCACCAAAACCAAAGAATCCATCATTTGATATTAAAGGTACTTCTAAACAAACTACAGGTGCTAAATTACCAAATCTGAAGAAGCAAGTAACACAATCAACTGCTAAACAGAAGTGGCAAGGTCCAGCAGTACCTAAAAAGGTTACATTTAAGAATTTCTTAAGTAAGACTAGTAAAGCAAAGACTTTTTCTAAGGTTAAAGGAGTTGCTAAACAGGTTGGTCCTTTAGGGACAGTTCTTACTGCTGTAGATTCTGGACTTACTTATAAGCAAGAAAGAGATAAGGGACGCACTCAATTGGGAGCAACATTAGCAACTGCTGCTAAAGTAGGATCTGGTATTGCTGGTGGTATTGCTGGTGCTGCTGTTGGTAGTGGAATTGCTTCATTTGCTACAGGAGCTTTAGGTGCTGTTGGTGCTAGAGCAGCAACTAGTAACTTTATAGATAAAGTCTTTAAACCTAAGAATGCACCAAAAGGAGCAGTACCAGTAGTACCTAAGAAAAGGAAAAAAATAACTTTAGATGTTGGATTGAATGCCAGTGGAAAGTCTGGTCCTGGTCCTGGTTCAGTAGGAAAAATACCTAAACAGAAGTTGGTAAAACCATAAGCATAAATAATATTTGTAAGAATATTATTTTTTAGGTCATGTCTATAGAGTCTAAAGAGATTAAGGATATACACGCTCTATATCAGAATCTATATGAAGAAACTGCTAGAGAAAGGATGCAGAGAAATAAGGAAAGAATAACAAATCCTTTTAAGAATACCACTATTGTAACAAAGGATGGTAAAGAATTAAAGCAAGGTGATGATGGATTTGATGATGCGTTAGCAAACGCTAGAAAGACTATGAGGGATGCTAATAATAAATCATTAAATGCTGCTGATAGAAAAGCTAATGAAAAATCAGGATTAGGATCATCTTCTTCTAGTTCATCTAGTTCAAGTAATATTAAAAAAAGAATTCCTGGTGAGTCTTCATTATCTAAGAAAGAGTTTGATGCCAAATATGATTCAGATGATAAAGTGGTGAAAGCGTTGGATGACGATGAAAAGAAAAAGGTAATAAAAACACCATCAAAACCAAAGACTCAAAGGGATGAAGTAGTTACTAAGAAAGATACTAATAATACTCCACCAGCACCAAAGACTCAAAGGGATGAAGTAATTACTAAAGGTGGTCCTGATAGATCTAAAACTCAACCAAATCCTGAGAAAGAAGAAAAACCTACACCTCGTATTGGAAGAGGACAAGGAAATAGACCAATAGCATCCAATCCAAATAGACAGGGTGGTGAACCATTTAAAAAATTACTACAACAGAAACAGCAAGAGAAAAGTAATAAAGAAAATGATGTTGGTTCTGATGGCAAACCAATAACACCTAATAATAGAGGTAAATCTATTAATGTTAATAGAGATGGTAGTCCAAAACCAAAACCAGGTAATCTTTCCAATATTGGTAATGCTATAAAAGCTGGTCAAACAGATGCAGGAAAAGAACTTGTAAAATCTGTAACAACACCAGCTCCTAAAAAAGTTGCTCCTAAACCAGAGAAGATAACTGCCAGAAGTCAAATGAGGCAGAGAAATATTGATAGATTTGGTGCTGATAAAGTTAACAACTTAATCAATAAGCAAAAAGACTTTAAGACTATGCAGAGAGGTGGTACTCAAACACCATTCGCTGCTTCTCAGGGTAAATTAAAACCTGGTGTTGCTAAATCTCAATTTGCTGCAAAGTATAAAGATTCTAATGTAGCAAAGGACTTGAAAAAGAGTAAGGGAGTTAAGAAGATAGATCCTAATTATGAATCTTATGATGCTTATGATTTAGTTCTTATACACCTACTAGAAACTAATCAAGTAGAGAGTGTTGAAGAAGCGAATTATGTAATGACTGAAATGGATGGAAAGACTATTCTTGAAATTAAGAGACTTATGGAATCAATGCCATCTCATGTAAGAGATTCTATTGGTAGACAGTATGGTACTGGTAAGTATAAAGGAGAAAAATATACTATAGAAGATAAGAAGAATGTTGTTAACTGGTACTCAAGAATTAAAGCTTAGTGCCTAGTAACTGCCCTTTTGACCGTAGCGGTTCCTTCAATAGCTCTGACTATTGATCCGCTAGGGTCTTTTAGTAGTACATCGTAGATATAATTTCCTGCTTTTAATAGTATAGTTTTTTCTGCTACTATTTCTATACCAATTCTTCCTGTTGTTGGATCATTGGGATATGATATATTAAAGTCTGCTGCCTTTTCTGAACTTGAATATTTTTTTAATTGTGCTATAGCAGTATATCCTGTTAGATCCAATGAACTATTTGATCTATAATCTTCTAGTAGATATGTCTGGGCAAAGTCTGTGCCAGTATATATTGTGATATTGGTTATGAATACTGGTGCCATTATGACAAGTCTCCTATGAATGGTGTAATCCAATCTTCAATAGGATTGGAGTTTGTAACAGTAATAACCGTTATATTCTTATCTGTTAATTTTGTCACCAAGGCATCATAAGATGCTTGAGTCGGAATAGAATCATCGATAAAGATAGCAACCTTAGATCCTTCAGGCAAACTACTTAGATTGCATATATCAAACCAGTCGGATGCTGATGAAGCATTGCCATTATCAATATTTACTTTAACTGGACCAAAGGTACGACCATTAGCAATTTCACTTCTGGTTTCTGATCCTGTATAATTATACATTTATATTAATGGTGATATGTTTATAGTTGTTTCCGCAAGGAAATTATCAGGAGTCTTTAAAGCATTCCAATTAGTATCAGTTACAAAGTTACCAAATCCATCTGATGTTGGTTGTAATAAGTAAAATGTTCTATTTGGATAAGTGGTTCTGAATTGTTCCCACTTAGTAAGCATGTCAGCAGTTGTTTGAAGAGAATCATCAATTACAGCAATACATGTTCTATCATCACTACCTGGAGATGAATACTCTGTACTTTTAGATGCACCAGGTCTAACAAGAGCAGTTCCTTCTAGAACCATTTCTTTAGTTCCGTTAGGTTTAGTTACCATTACATCATAGACATATCTACCAGGTTTTAGTAAACATGTTGTCCAACGTGGTATGTTTAATTCAATTTTACCTTGAAGTCTATTAATATATCCAATTTGAAATGTAATGGCAGTGCTACTATCAGCATGTTTTCTTATTTGACCTTTAGCACTATAGTTTGTTAGGTCAACAAATTTACCACCACTTTCTAATAGGGTGAAATCTTGAGAGAAATCTTCACCAGAATCAATGGTTATATTATTTACATATACTACAGACATATCTTAATGTAGTTTATCTTAGATATTTATCATATATAAGTATGAGATGAATAAAGATTATGAAATGGGAGGAGATTATGAAAATCCCTGGTACTACAAAGGTACAGCTTTCACTACTGATGATATTGGCGATTTCTTCGGTTTCGTCTACTGCATTACTAATAACCAGTCGGGTAAACAATACATCGGTAGAAAATACTTCTACCAAAAACGTAAGCCTAGAGGTGGTAAGAGACGGGTTACGTCTGAGAGTGACTGGAAAAAATACTATGGAAGCTCTGACCAGCTTAGTGCAGATCGAAAGTTACTTGGAAACGCAGCGTTCAAACGAGAGATCTTATCCCTCCATACCAGACTCGGAGATGTAAACTACGAGGAAACAAAACA